TCATCCACTTCGTTACTTCCCTTGGCTCCCCTTTAGCTTCCACCGCCTTTGCTTTTCTTAGGGTGGGGGGTTTATACTCCTTAAATACTTTTTTTCGTTGACTTGGTGTCAACTAGCACTAATATATCAAGTATTATTAGTGCTTTGCTGACGCGCTTCGCTTGTCTTGCGCTTTGCGCGAGTTGGATTAATCCAACTCACTCAAAACGCCGTTTTGTTCCTCAGAGCTAATGTCTGATAATTTTTGTAAATCTGAATGATTTTTTTCAGATTTCAAAGTTTTTTTCAAACTTTTTAATTCTTGCTGATATAAATCAGCATATTCTTGCCTTTCTGCAAGGTCAAGAGTTCTTGGATCTGGCAAGTCATTAAAATCATCGCCTTGCTGCCATATAGGGGTTCTTTCGCCTGATATTGGCAAACCCCTTGAATAACGGTCAAGCAATGTGCGAATAGACATGCTTTGGTCTGGTATTGTTTCACTAGGTTCGTTATTTACTTCGTAACGGCGAGTATGCTCTTCCCGATTAAGATATGTTTTTATCATTTTTTAAATTTTTAAATGTTGCGTTTTATTCAATTTACGAATACTATCGTAAATTTTATCTTCATTAAAAGATTGTAGATTGTTGCCATGTTCCTTTACTAACAAATCTTTTGCTTCGGATGCTTTCTTCTGGAAGTAATAAGAAATTCGTTCCTTCTCGAATTCGTCGTATATCCTCAGCTTGTAATACCTTGCTAATGGAGCCTTTTTCCCATCTAACAAAGGTACGTATACGCGTTCTTCGACGTTTGCTTTGTGCCATTTTAATATATTTTCGGTTATATAATTTGAGCCTAATCCTTTGCTCATTAATGCAAATTCTTTGCTTCTATCATCGTTCTGGTGCATTGGAATTTTGGCAGCTTTTGATATGTATTTTAAAGTATAACCAATTGATGCATCGGTTATAGTTCCTACATGTATTTCGCCAATTTTTTTGTTTTCTAATGCCCAAGCACGCTCGAAATAATTAATATCAGCGTTGAATATAACTATATGGTAATGTGGTCTTAATGTTTGACCGCCATATTCTCCAACGGCGTAATACTTTATAGATTTGTGTTTTTTTCCATGACATTTTCTTAATCTTTTAAAGAACTTCTGTAAATCTGTCTTTTTTAACGTCATATAACCCTTATCGGTTATTGGTACGTGTTCTGTGTCGTAGGTTAAAGTTAAGAAGTGAGCGGATATACTCCGCTCTCCCTCCTTAACTAAACGTACTGACCAAGTACTTGCCCTACGTCTTTTACAATTTAAACACTTTGAACAAGGTACATAATGACCTCCGTTTTCCTCTTTTAACTGGAAAGGGTTTAAACATTGTGTAGACACTAGAAGCTTGGTGTTCCGTATTTAGGCATTGGTCTAACTGCCTGAATTTTGTTGTAAATATGACAATATAGTGGATCTGTGCCGTCTTCTACTGCAAATATACGTGTAGTATCATTAGGATTACATTCTATAAATGTTGAATTTAAATTTGGCTCGGTTGCAAAAATGCGACCTAAATGCCAATAATCCAATGTTGTTCTAAATTCTCCAGCTACACGAGAAGGCATATACTTATATTCTGCATATCTTGGTACATAACCAAATGTCTCATTTGCATTTGATGTATATGCAAATAATTCGTTTTTAGTAACTGGTTGTTCTCCAATATTTGCGAATGAAGGGAAGTAATAATCTAAAGTGTCATTTTTTAAATATGTTTTTGGAATACCTTGTTGGTAAGCGGTTTTAGGCATTACAGACATTATACCAATAATATAACCGTGTTCTTCACAAAAATATGAACCACTTTTTCCACTACTTATAGATAAAGCATGTCCGGCCATATTACCTTGTGGTAAACCTCCGTCTTCTCCAGTTGTATTTAAGACTTCGCTTATAACAACTGGTGTTTTTACGCCTGTAATATATTCTGGACGTTGTAATCTAGCATCTGAACTTCTTACTCCAAAATGGCTTAATATACTTTCAATATATCTTGTACCGCCTCTTGCGTTCTTCTCAAGCCATTCTTGCAATCTAAATGCACGACGTAAATCATTAATAGTCGTTGGTTCAATTTCAGCATTTGATGTGTCAGCATATAAACTATCTGCTGGAACGTCGGTACGACCGCCTTGTGCTGCTACGTTAACACTTGAAGGTGTTCCGTTTAATGATGTACCAGATGAACTATTAAGATATACTGGTAAATCTCCTTCTACTAATCCAATAGGAATATCTACTGCTGCACCTTTTTGAGCAAAAGGTAATGCAGATGTAAAGTAATCATGTTCCCAAGCTCTATTGCGCATTGTTAACCATTTAGACCAACCTGGACCGGCAATATTGCCGTCAGGTAATTTGTAATCTATTGGTGCTTGTAAATTTTGGTCTCTATAATATTCATTATAAATTGCTTGATATGCTGCTAATGGTAAAGCATTAATGTTTTGAGTTGTTCCTCCAGTTGTATTTGGAGGTATTCCCATATAATCAAGAAAATTTTGTTGAGAAGTAGGAAAAGAATCTGAATAGCCAAAGTATGGTGCTACTATACCACTATTGGCATCTGTAATAAATTTTTCCCAATTTGACCATAATATACGATTAGGTACAAAGAAATAATGCATACTTACATCCATTCTATGCATAACTGGTGCAATAAGTGGTGCAAATCTTACTAAACTTTCGCATCCAAGATTAAACTTGTCGCCGGGTACACATTCTAATGTAAGAATTGGTGTCAATTGTCCCATTTTTGTTGATAACTTAACATCATGGGATAAATCAAAGCTGTTTTTTTGTGGCTTTGTTAACTTAATACTGTTGAATAAGTTTTTCATGTTTGTTTTTTGTTTTTAAAAGTTTATAAACGGGTTCCACCACGTTGAATGTAATAATTACGGGCTACTTTTCTGTATCCGCCTTTTCGTTTTCGACTTGAACGTCTTTTCATGTTTAGGGTTTTATTATTAATAATTATTTGCCTTTGAATATACGAAGAATTGATGCTGCAGTTTGTCCTACAATTCCCATAGCTTGAATTTTTTTCATAAATTCATTTTCTTGTTGTTGAGTAAGTACTTTCTGTCCTAATAATTGATTAGCAGTGATCATATTAATAATCTGTTGTGCACTTTCTGCTTTTTTTTGTTGTGATAATTGCGTACCCGCAATTAAATTTTGTATTTTAGGGGCAATTAATTGCCTTTCTTTTTGAATAGATGTAATTCTTTCTTCTGATTGTCTATATTGACTTCCTTTTAATAAATTACTTATGTTTAACCCTTCAGCTCTATATGGTTCTGTATCCTTGAAAAAACTACTATATATATTTTTCCAATTTGTTTCACTTTCGTTTTTAAGAATTTGAGCTTTTATTAAATCTCCCTGATATTTCATATTTTCTGCTTGTAAACGTTGAGTTTCTAAAGCATATTGTCTTCCTAATATATTAAAATCATCTGGATTTGCTTGTGGTGCCACATAATTAGGCGCTTTAGCTTCCGGTGTTTTTATAGGTTGTGCAGTAGTCATTTGTCCGTATATAAGATGTGGATTTAATCCAGCCTCTTTAAATCTTGCCATTTGGGCTTCTGGACTATTATACTGATTTTGTCTATTCCAATCTGCTAAAGCATCTTGTCTTTGAGTATTATACATTTCTAAATTACTCTTTTTTTGTGCTCTATTTGTTAATAACTGAGCACCAGCGTTGGCTGCTGCTATTGTTGTTCCTATGTTTTTAGCTGCAAAGGCAGTGCCTATTGCTTTTCCGGCTAATGCTAAGAATGCGGGTAAGGGCATGTTATTAGGATTTTATAAAGTCGGCCAAATAGGCCTCTTTGTTTGTAATTAGTTATGTTTTTTGGTTTACGCGTCGATTGCGTTCGTTCCAGCGTTGCTGCGTGTTTTTTGTTTTTATGTATTTGTGTCTGCATTTCATTTAGACTTTGAGTCGTTTTTTTCTAAACCCCTGAAAGCAAGTCGGTTTTCGCTTTTTGGTCGCCTTGGGTCATCCACTTCGTTACTTCCCTTGGCTCCCCTTTAGCTTCCACCGCCTTTGCTTTTCTTAGGGTGGGGGGTTTATACTCCTTAAATACTTTTTTTCGTTGACTTGGTGTCAACTAGCACTAATATAT